AATTCACCTGGGGACACATCCGATGCTTGCACAATTCCATTAGTCACCCTGGTTTTTAAACTTCTCTTTTTAATATCATTACTTAACTGCGATGCACTTTTATCAACGTCAAGTGATGTAAATTTTATTCTACTCATCTGTTTCTATCTCTACTTTATTTATTTTTACGTCTGCATTTGTTGTTGCAGATATTTTTAATGCTATAGACTTGGCTCTAATGCCAGCAGGCCGAATACTAACTAAATAATTTTTAGAAGAATTGTTAGCAGGAAACGTCAACGTACCTCTCACTGTTGTGTTATCACCATTTGTATACACCTTACAGGTAAGTGCTGCAGATGATTCATAATTAAGGTTTACTCTTCTAACAATAGTATCAAAATCCATTGTAGTAACATTTGTAAATCCAGTTTCGTATACAACTTCAATATTTTCGCTTGAACCTGATTGATGAATGCGATGTATTTCACAATTTGTAGGTGCACCTTGTTGTGGAGTAGTGTTAAAAAAACCAAACACATCTAATGTATCATTAATGCTATAAAAACTAGATGCAGAAGAGTTAAACTTTATAGTGGACCACCCATTTGATATTAAATCATAAGCGTATATTGTGTCTATAACATCACCGAATCTGCACAATAGCCTATTTCTCTTCACATCATACATTAGCCTACTATTTTGTTTGTTGGTACTAGCCTGGTACACATCCTTTATTGCTTCTGATATAGGAGTAAACCTAAAATCTGGACTAATCTGATATACGGCATCGTGACTGCAAAAGAATAAATTATCTTTTATGTTAACAACGCTCTTTGAAGATACACACCCAATATTTTTTTCTGATTCCATTAATTGCCAACTAGATGGGTCACCAACAGAATTAACATCCAGTCTAAATGTGCCTCTAGACATAAACACGACCAGGGAATCCAATAACTTATCAAGGGCCTTCATAGTTCCACCCTGCTGGTCTTTTATTTGTATATAGTTTACAATAGGTAATACATCTGGCATTCCAGGTTCACTATAAATAATCCAGTCAGGATGGTCCTCATTATCAACACCAGGGTCAAGCTTTACATTCCCAACAAACAATCTATCATTGAGCATTTGACTAAATTTATAATGAACTCTTACTTTTGAATCGTCAACATATGGCTGTGGTGCACCTGCTGTATATCCTATATCGTAAAAATAATATGTTGCTGTATTGGTTGCATATTCCTCAATGTACTTTTTAAATATTTGCACTGCTGCACTTCCAAAGCCAGATGTGGGATTATTTATTAATACAGCCTTACCTAAAGTGTCTTGTATTAAGTTGTGATTATTACCTTTTACTAAAAAGCCACCATTGAACTCACCTACATTAAATAATTCATTGTTAGATTGAGTATGAAACACTAATTGATTTGCATGGCATGACCCAATACCAACCTCTGTAGTTTTACTAATGGTTTCGGTTGCACTACCACCACTTGGATTGACAATTACAATTCTAACAATTTTCATTGCTTCATTAAAAAATTCAGTTCCGCTTTGGGCTCCCACTGTTTCAATAACACCGTTACCAAGATTAGTTGTAAATGTACTATCTGTTGCAGGTGCATTAGTTGTAGTACTACCGCTTAAATTGACACCTCCAAAAAGATTAAATCCTGAACTCATTATAGAACTTGCACCAGTTACTGATGACTTTACTGCATAGTATTTTACTTCAACCGTTTGACCCTGGTTCTCCACTTCACCAGTATCAAAATTAGCAAAGATACCACTACCTGTTGTCATAGAAGATGCCTGGTTAATTAAACCAGTAGCGTATACTGCACCTGTACCTTTTTTATAAGTTGTTGTACTGGCTAGAACATTATCATTACCAGCTTTTGTATTAATTGGTATGGTCCCAATATGAAAATATGTACCACTGTTAGAAGTCTCACGATATATCTTTACAGCAGTCATCCTAGGATTGAATCCATATGTTTTATTAGGTGCCGAACCAGAAGAGGTTGCAGATAACGTAAACTTAATTTGATTCATCCTACTAGTCGCAGTGGTAGTAATTGATTTGCTTGAAGTATCTAATGGTAACTCCTGTATCCCATCATATACTGGACTAAGCTTATATGAATTGACCTGATTATTCGTCATGTCAAAACCAGATGCGGATGCAGACTCTGCTAGGGATACAAAGTTAATATCTGAGGATGTCGGCAATAATGCATCTTGAAACACAAACTCATCCACACTATAACTACCGCTAAAAAAGTTTCTACTTATATGCTGTAATATTTTTGGTCCATGATTTAAGTTATTAGGAGCCATTCTAAATTCAGTGCCGTGGTCCTGTAAGTTGAAATCACTTGGTATGTTGGAGGAATATGCACTACTATTAAGAGCCGTGGCGGTAACTCCACCGAGTATGTTGGAAGGGGTAAAAACTAATTTTTTTACTGCAGAATCATAACCAATCCATTTATCGTCAATTGCTGTACCATCTATTTTTAGGTTACTAGGCGACCAGTACTTTACATCTGTAAATGATAATGAATTTATTGTTACTGTTGCACTCCTACCAGGTCTTTTGACTAATCTACCTGGTTGGTCCAGTAAAAAGTTCTGAGTTGTTACAGAGTATTGATTTCCTATATCATTTGGGTCAATGTTTGTAGCGATTCCATTACTAAATGAATTGATTACTATATTCATTAATAGACACCACTACCTACCCTATCTGACACATATGCCATACCACCAACATCTGCATTGGCAACTGTTGTCCTGGCCTTTTCCCTGTTTGCAAGATACACCGTGTAATGATTTTGATATTCACTGCCATTACCCACATCTTGATGTAACATGGCCTTAGCATAGTCCACTAGGAAATAATGATACACATCTGGTATAATAGGTTTGTCTTCGGTATAGTTAAACTGATTACCATTAACAGTTGCAATACCACCAAATCCTAAATTATTCCATGTAGTTAGAATGTTATTCCAATTGCTACCATACTGGTTTTCATAAAATGCTGTTTCGTCACCAGTACTTAAAAAATCTTCATTGTCAGTTGTGAATCCATTAGTAAGACCAGATATAATAAGCATTCCTGCTTTTGGCTCGTTGTGGTCCGCTCTTTCTACGGTAGCTACTGAGTTTGTAGAAGTGATTCCATAAGTACCAGTCCTGGATTCTATTGTGTTACCTCTCCTAAAAAATTCAGATTGTAAGTTATCAAATCTTAACTTTTTAAGTCCTGTGCTAGAACGTAGACTATTAGGTACAGCTACATAAGTAAGGGTTAGTACACCAGCCTGGGTAGGTCTTGGAATTAAATGCAGTCTACGGTCCTCAAGGTAGTATTCGCAAGGCGTACCCATATTAAAAAGATTGGTATCTGTATCCTGGTTGTATAGATATGCATTACTAGTACGCTGTGAAAGGTATTCGCCTCTAAATATTGGAGAGTCTACCATCTCTACAAAATCATCTGGCAACTCTACATATGTTTTATTACTACTAATGTATATATTAAACTTTCGCACATAGCACTTTGTATATAATGAAAAATCTTCCTGGGCCTCATCTAGATATTTACCAACCCTTGTATCTAATTGACCTGTGCGACCTTCAAATGGTACTAATGCTCTATCAATTAAGGTTGACCAATTCATGCTCCTACCTCCGTTGGTTTTTCTACTTCAAACCTAGCATTTAGTGCCTGAATTTGATTTATAGCAGATTCTTTTGCACCTTGACTCCTGGTTGCATTGTTATCCATTCTCCATAATTCTGATTCTGCCAGGTCTACTACAATATCATGTAATGAATCATTTAAAGTGCAATTCGCATTACTTGTGATATCTGGTGGCTCTTTTAAGTAATACACTACAAGACTAGTCATGTTTGTCATTGGTTTGATATACAACTTACCACTCCACACATAAGCAACAGGATTAGCACTGCCACTACTTAAATATGAATTTTCTAATTTTTTAACATCCTGGAAA